CTCTTCCTTCGATAGCTCATGAAACTTTCGCCCATTAAGCTCGACATATTTCAAAACTTCCCTGTTAGAAAGCGTTGATTTGCCACCATAAAGCTCGCCTTTGCGTTTACCTTTAGATGGTTCAATAATAACTTTTGTTCCTATGTTCTTACCTTTAATAGAATCCAGTAATTGTCCTGTAGCTGTCAAGTTTGATTCGTTTGGTGAGGTATCGGGATGAAGATTATCTTTGTATCTTTCCCTAGATTTCTTTGTTGATGGTTCAAGTGCTTTTAATGGGCCATCAACACCATCGCCAGCACTTCTTGTTCTTAACTTAATCAACTCTGGAATCAATGCGGCAATTTCCCTAGCTGCCTTTACTTGTGCTAGTTTAATCTTCACCTGAAGTTGTTTAGATAATTGTTCTAGTTTCTTACTCATCAATTTCCGTATCGAATTGTATGTCACCTAATATTTCTCTCGCCGCATCCCTAGCAATTGCGTCTAACTCTTCCTCACTAAGATCCTTAAGATCCTCGTCAATATATGAATCAATGATAACTTCCACGTCGTCTGGCAATATTCCGAGAAAGTCACGTGCTTTTCCTGGTATTGGTTCTGGTTGTCCATAAGTGCCTAAAATATTCCCTTCGACTTTGCCAATAAGGTCTTTACTTCCTTTGTAACCAATCTCAACACCATTTGCGTCTACCTTTAAAACTTGTAGCTCCGAAAGCATTTCACCAGATAAAAGAAGATCAACATCACTGACACCAACACCTTTTTCTTCTGCATATTTCTTTGTGTATTTAGCAAATTTATTGTTGTCTCTATCAAGTCCAGCCATCGTTCTACCAACAATGTGAGTCAGTAGCGCATCAGCAATCTTCACCCTTTCTTTAGGCTTAATCGGTTGAGTAAATGGGATCTTGATAGAAAGCTTTGCCATTATAATAACGCTCTATTTCCAACAGTCTCGGCAATCATGGCATCATCCATTTCTGGGTGTAGTTTCTTAATTGCTTGCTCAATTGTCATTGTTCCTAGTTCTAGTTCAGACTTAATTTGTGCAATTTCTTCTGATCTAGAGATCATTGGTTTAGGTGCTTCAAAGTCAACACTAACCTCTAACTCATCGGGCATAATTGGCGGCAATAATGACGGTTGAACTTGACCTGATTTAATCCAATAATTGTGGATCTTAGGAAGTTTAACATTCCAAAGTTCTTCTTCATCTTGTTTAAACCAAGCTTGTGATTTCTTTTTAAGCTCCCAAACGTCCATTTCATCAATGATCTTAGAGATACCGCTAGACAAATTTGCCCCATCGGTTGTCCCAACAGAACCAACACGAACACCTTTAGTCTCTAACCAAAGAGCAAATGTAGTTGAAATAAACTGAAGAATCTTATCGGTGTCAGCACTTGGTTGTAATATTCCTAGTTGTGGATTCTTATCACTCTCCCGATCTGACTTAATAGACCAAAGGGCATTTGGTGACATTTTTAAATTCTCAGCAGAAATATCAATACCATAAATTATGCTGAATGACTGGTAAAGCTGGGCCCCTGCCCCGTCTGTAATCATGCAAGGAATAGCTTTAGTGATCGCAAGCATGTCGGTATCAATCACTGGTATTAGTCTATTTTTTTGTCTCTTTCCGTAAATAAAAGGGATTGTTCCGATTACATTCACACCTTGATTTTCTACTAAGTACTGAGATGCTTCAGTTCCGTTCATATAAAAAGCATCGAACTCTTCATCCGTATAAACAAACAATAGCATTGAGTCATCATCATTAGTTTGTTTACCCATGAACTTAATAAAGACTGTCTCTTCTTCTGGGTTCACCATAGAGTCAGACATAACTAGGAATGAGTTAAAAGGTAGCTCTCTTAATGCTGGTTTTCCGTTCTTATTAATGTACGGCTCCCATGCAAACCCTTTAAATAGGTGCGAGTAAACATCAGCAATGTTCCCAGAGTTATTAATGTTCAATGCTTTCTCATAGAAGCTAACAAACTCCGATGTTCTTTCATCTTCTGCCGATCTAATTGGTGGTTTCGAGTAGGTAGTTGATACCTTATCAATGAATCTTTGCAGGATATTAATAGGCAACACTCTATCTTTAATTGAATTGTAATAAGTGGCGGATAATGAAGACCTTAAAATGTTATCAACGTAAGGAAGTAAATTACCTTCGTAAATATCTAAAGCTTCTGAGTTAAGTTTTAAAAACTCACGATGAGCTTTAATGTATTCGATAATCTGTTTTCTTTTCTGTTTAAGCATATTTAATCCTATAGTTGAGTAAATTTAGATTCAGGCTGCTTTTCTTTAAGTGGTTCAATTGCCCAACACAAATACCCTAAAGCGTCCGTAATATGTGTAAGCATCTTATCTGTTTTTTGGTCTAACTGACCATCTTTCCAGCTAACTTTCTCAAGGTCATTTATTAACTTTTTACAGTTTGGAGAAATCACAATTCTACCTTCCATGAGAAGCCTGTTTATATTATTAACCCGATCAATTACTAATGGGTTTCTAGTATATTGAACATTAAATCCTGCTTCCTGTAAAATGTGATGATCCGACTTACCTGAAGTCTTTCTATTTTTTCCTGTTGAGTCTGGGAAAATACTAGCCCCTTTATGACCGTTTCTTATTAAATGATCGGTAATCTTAAAAGTATCGGAGTTTTCTAAAAACACTTCGTCAAATATATGAAAAATCTTGTTGGAATAATGACACACAACGGCAGTCATTGGCTGTACGTTAAAGTCCATGCCAACAAGTCTTTGACCAACAAGAGCCTTTTTAGGTATCTCGCAAACATGCTTTTCTCTATCAAAAGAATAGTATGCAACCCCGTCATCATCAGAGGTAAACTCGCCATCTCTAAATCTTTTCTTTTGTGTTTCCGATAAGTTATCTAAAACTTCAGAAATATAATCCTCATCAATGTTTTCAATATTATCTTTGGGGTTCATTATAAGTGAATCATATTTATCTGATTCTATCGGTACGTTATCAACAGGATCTAGTTTTTTAATAAACAACCAATATGACCAATGCTTTTTTGATGGTGGATTTTCGTCATAATAAGCTTTCTTTCTTAAGTCATTTTTTTCAGCTAACCTGGTAAGAGCAATTTGAATTGATTTGTGCGGTATTTGAGAGCATTCATTAAAATAAATTGTTGAATACTCCTTACCTAAAATCTTTTCTACCCTTTTCTCGTCATCCAATCCAGCAACCCATATTTCAGATCCATTTGGAAGTGTGACGTAATAGTCTGACTTGTTCCATTCAACTGGTAAGTTTGGAAATGCAATCTTTAAAACCTTTGGAAGAGTATCGAGCCAAATTGATGTCTTAATGTGGTTAAAGTTTAGCCTTAAAATAACGTGCCTAGATTTTATTTTGCAAGCTCTAACAATGATTGCGTAAACTGAAATAAACGTTTTTCCCGACCTAGATCCACCATAAAGCATTATGTGTCTAGCTTTGCCAGATAACTTGTTTATTGCCTCTACCTGTTTATCAGTTTTTCTAAACTGGAACATTTTTCCATGATTTCCCAGAAACTATATTTGTAAGCTGTGATTTTTTTATATTAAACCTTGAAAGAATTTCAGCATATTTGGAGCCATTAGATTTCATTTTTCTAATTATCAAAACTTCTTCAATTGTTAGTTTTGCTGAAGGGTTTTTTTCTCCCGAAATCAATTTGTTTCCCTTAAATCGTTTACCGTCTTTTGCGTGTTTAATGTTTTGAGCCGATGTTACAATTTCTAAGTTATCAACAGAGTTATTAAGCTTATTAAAATCTTTATGATTTACTTCCAAATCTTTAATATCCCCAATAAAAGACATTGCAACCAATCTATGAACCAACAGCCTTTTTTCTTTTCCTTTTGACCAAATAGAGACTGATGCATAACCATTTTTGTGAATGTTTATTTTTTTAATTCCATTTTTTATATGTCTTACCAAACCAAAACTAGAAACCTCATAGTCTGTTTCATTAATTCTTTTCCATGTTTCAATCATAAATCACTATCTTTCTTATCAATGTTAATTTCAATCTTTGAAGATTCTACTTCATGCGTGATCTTTTGCTTAATATCTGAATGGTTTGTTAGCATTAATTGAGTAAACCCTGCGTGATACTCTCCAGTCGTTCCTCTGTCTGACAGCCATTCTTCCTGAATTGTCTTACACGCTTTATATGTGATGCAAAACTCTGGGTGTTCTTCCGCCCATCTTTTAAGGGTGGTTCTGTCTATTCCAAGCTTAATTGCATATTTGTTTAGTGTTGGCGGATAGTTTACAAGGCGTTCTTTAATCACAACTTTTCGCCCACCTGAGGCAATTTCTTTTTCAACTTCTCTAAATGGTTCCCAATTTTGAAAGAACTCTAACATTTCAGTTATATGTCTAGGATCATAATCTGAAGGTCTTCCACCTGGATGCTTTTTCATTCATCCACCCGAATAAATGCGACAGTAAAGACTCGCTTATCAATCAAATAAGACTGCATTAGCTTATTAATTACTTCTATTTCGCTTGGGTTTGCTTCGATTGTGATGCTGACTGAACCGTCAACACGTGTCTTGATTGCGCTAAGAATAGCGTTAATTGCACCAATTTCTTCCATAAATAAACCTCAATCCACTGGATTCTGGTTGCGAGTCACCGACTCTTATTCTCAGACTAAGTAATCTTTACATGGTTCGTCAATAGGGTTTATCCTATAAAAATGAAGAATATTATAGTTTTTATTCTATCAATGCCAGTTTTCTACCCTAATGATTATCTATTACAAGCTATTTATTCGGATTACAGTATAAAAGAAGAAAATACTAATTCCAGTATAGAATCAAGTTATTCTGAAAGTTATGAAGGATCTGAAGCCGAGTCATATCATTGGGAGCTTGGAACGCCTGACAACCTACCAGAGACAATTATCATTTATTCTGATGAACCTAGTCCCTGTGAATTGTGACTTTCTATTCTATTTTTAGCAATCTCAAAGTATTTTTCATCCTTTTCAATTCCAATAAATTTTCGATTAAGATTTTTGCAAGCCACACCAGTTGAGCCGCTGCCCATGGTAAAGTCTAGGACGGTTTCATTTTCTAGTGTGTATGTTTTGATTAAGTATTCAAGAAGAGGTACAGGTTTTTGAGTTGGATGAAATTTTTCCTTTGATTGACCATTAACAGTGTTAAATTTTAAAACGTCTTTCGGGTATCTGATATCTGTATTTTTTCTTGTATTTTCTACCTTTTTATAATTTCCATAATTATCACTTTTTGAATTACCTCCATAATAAACTGTGTTCATGGGTTTTGCTGAAATGAATTGTGGATTATATAGGGGAACTCCATTACAAAAAAGATGGATCATTTCATAATATTTCATGTGATATTTTTTTGCGTTTAAGAAACCCGATGGCTTGTCTTTTTCCCACACTAGATCATGCTTAAACATTTTTAAATTACTTATTCTTAAATGTGAACTGAAAGGCTCACTTCCAAACAATAAAATTGCGCCCTTTGGTTTGGTTGCCCTTCTGATTTGTTCCCACATTAATTCAAACGGAATAACAACGTCCCATTTACAAGCCGTTGTCCCATATGGCGGGTCAGTCAAAACCATGTCAATAGACTTGTCTGATATTGATTTCATTAACTCTAAGCAATCACCATGCATCAAATTAATCATTGTTTTCCTTTAAAAGTATCCATTTGCCCATATGAAACTCCCAACCGTTCTTTACTAGCCAATTATGAATTGAGACATGCTTTTTTGCCATCGTAACCAATCCAATCTTATGAATCGTTGTGTGACACCAAGCGCATAAAGGCATTAGATTATGTTCCTCATCTGTTCCGCCTGATTTTCTAGTCTTCACGTGATGAAAACAGACAAATCCATCTTTAGACTCACCACACGCAATACATGGCTTATTTGATTTGTAGTTTTTCATATTTAAATATTCCCCACATTGAGCAATGAGGACACACACAAAATCACGGCAGTTTTGTTAAACCAAACCTTTCGGTTACTCAATTGGTATTTCTTTTAGTGCTTCTCTAATCATGTCACCTCTCTCAAATGGGTCTAATGGACTCATTATCAAACAATTCTCAAGAGCATCTTTTAACTTTTTATTTTTGGCTTCCAGGTTTTTATAATTTTGGCTTATCAAATACATAGCATCCAATATTGTTTTATAATCTTTTTGCTTATACTCACAAGCGGCTTGCCATGTATTTTTGATATGTAACATATAGTGAGGGCAATTATCATTTTGTCCAAAATAATCTAGCTCCCACTTCTCAAATGCTTCTTTGTCTTTATCGTTCATTTAATACCCCTTTAGCAATATACCTCATCAATACCCATCCATGTAGAGTAAGCTTCGCCATCTTTGTTGGTCTTAGTTTTCTTAGCCGGTTTTCTATACCTTGACCCTGTGGTTAAGTTACTTGCATCAGGGTTATAGTCATTCCCATCAATGACTTCCACATAATCATTATATTGTATCTTTGATTTCTTTATATGAGCTTCAAAGACTAGCCTTAAAACTGATAGCTGCTTGGTCTTTCCAAGATGTTTATAGGCAATCATATGACCACGCATAGTAGTTCCATGATCTTGAATAAGATTAATTCTTTGACCAGTGTCAGCATGATAAATAGAGCCGTTTGATCCAACTAGTAATTCTGGGTGTGAAATTGATTTTCTGATTGTCATCGGTTAGCCTCAAGAAATTTGATTAATTCTCTATAACTGAAAATTACTAATGTGACCTGGGTGTTCGTGACTTCGAATATCGTCTGACCCGTCTTTAGAATTCTTTTCGATACGTACCAACTCATGTCTGACCTCTTCAGTTGCCTTTAATACCTTATTATTGCTCGTCATGATTGCTATTTCTGTTAGCATGTCGAGTTTATTTTCTAATGAATGTTCATAGCTGATTATTTGCTTGATTAGATAATTCAGATGCATTTAATACCTCTTTAATAATTGCGTTCTTATAGTCTTGAGCCATTAATTCTATGATGGTTTGTTCTGAAACTTCAAGAGCATTTGCAAGTTTACTTATGTAGCGAATAGGAAACTGACATTTCTGACGCTCTACGTTACTTATAAATTGACCTTCCTTTGTTGAAAATCCAACTCTAGAAGATAATTCTCTTTGAGACATTTTAAGTTCCCTTCGTTTCTCTCTCATAAGTTTAGCCACTTCATTTGATTGATGAATCATTTTTTTTCCCCATTGTTAAATGTCTTAGTATGATATCCGATGCGGCATCCATGTTTTCTTTTATGGACAACAAAGACGATGCGCTAACTAAATTTAACTCTTTTGATTGTAGGTTGTTTTTTATAAAGATTACATATCTGTTCCAATTATTTATTTTTTGTTGCAACTCAATAGTTGAATAGGCTTTTCCATATATATCTTTTATATAGTCTTCTGAGAGTTCTTTGTATGCGCCTTTTTTTCTTTTGTTTCCTTCGATTGTTTGCATGATTCGAATCTCTTGCCTTAGGTAATCGTCAATTAAACTAGCCTTTTCCCAGTCAGCTTTTGTTACCTCTTTATAATGTATTCCTATTTTTTTTATAATGTTTTTATAAACTAAAACCCACCCTGAAAGGGTTTTGCGATTGACTCCAATGTCTTTAGCAAACTTTGTTAAATTGTATTCTTTAGATGTTTGTCTTCCGCCATGTTTTATTTCGCAAACGATTGTGGCAAGATAAGCTATTTCAACCTGATGACATTCAATTTGTGTTAGTAATTCTTTAGCTCTTTTGACGTAATCAATATAAACCATTTTAAACCCCTACTATTTTTATGTAGGGTAAACCTTAGGCTAGGTTATTAGGCAAGTAAAGGGTGTTTGTATTTTTTATATTAAACCCTTGATAAATCTTCCAGTTATCTCTTACTCCATGATGGAATCTCTGTTTAGATAAGTATCTTTCGCCTGGTGTAAATCGCTTTAATTCCCACTCTCGAAACAACTCGGCGCGCCATCCAGAAATCTCTCTTTGAATATTTTCTAACCTAACCCATTCGTCATGCGTTGGAAGATAACCTGTGTTTATAAACAGAACTCTTGCGCTCATTTTAGACTATTCGCTTGCTTTAAAACGTCCTCTAGAAGTGTCGCCATAGTTTGAACAATTATCTCTTGCACGTTTGGATCAATAATTAAATCAAGGCCTACAAAGGTCATAACACTATGAGCAATTTCATGCTTAAGGGTGTAGCCTTGGTCTTGTATTGGAAACTCATTATTAATTATTATAGTTCTTTGGCAAGAGTCCCAAAGACCTTGAGGAGCATGGGTAAAATCAGGGTAAAGTTTTTTTATCTCTTCTGAGGATAAGGTTAAAACAGGAATTTTACGGCCAAAAATCATTACAGACTTAGGTAGTTTTTTCATTCCTTAATCGTATCAAGAACGACTAGATATTAAATAGAATATTGCCCGACCGAATCACTTAAAAAAGGTTTTTCTAGCATCTTTATCAACCATATTTGTCTTATCAATAAAGCACTTTTGACATTCTGAGCATCTATAAATTTGGAACGCACCATTTCTATTGTATTTTAATCCGTTTTTAAAGAATGATTTTGATCCGCAAGAGCAAGTAGCTTCCCAGAAATTAGATTGAAACCTAATAGATGGTTCCCAGGGAAGAAGCTTTTCTAGTACAAGTTCCGTAACTTTAATATCGGTGATATTATAATCTCTCATAGTTTCAAAGGCTTTGACGTTTCCCTTCATAGTCTCAGTCCATAACTCCATGCCTGAAAATTCAGAATGGCTAGACTTTTGAAGTTCACACTTAAGATATTTGGCAAGATGTTCAAGCTTATTAGAAGTAAAGGCAAAATGCTTTCTAGCTATTTTTAAGGTGTCAATTATCTCAAAAGGCTTAACTGGTGGTAGACCATGAAGAATAAACCTAGCATTAAGCTTTTTTAGGTCAAATTTGGCTATATTGTGACCACAAACATAATCCGCCTCATTTAACAGTTTATGGACATTTTCTAGAATCTTAAAATCATTATTTTTAGGCTTTGCTTTTCTTTGATCCCAATAAAATATCTCATCTGACTTATACCATTTAGCTGCAAAGGATAGTACATACCAATCTTGATCAATTTGATTTAGGCTAACATTTTGGTCATATAATCCCCAAACATGGGCAAGAATAGATGAAGTTTCAATGTCAAATATAAGAATCTTTGGAGGTCTAATAATAACTTCTACGGGATCACTTATATGGGGTGAAGGATTAGCATCTAAACCAGCAGCCTCAACAATCTTAGAATATTTGTATTTAGCTATTTGTCTGTTAGAAACACCAGAAGCTTGAAACTCTATCTGTGTAGGAGTCTTACCTAACTCATTAGCTAATTCTTTTAGTTTTACCACTAAATCATGAAAGGTAACTTTACTCATGATATTATGGTTACAATCAATTCTAGTTAAGTCAAATTATGTAATGTTAAGCAGTCAGTAAGAGTCTTTGGGTGCAACTAGTAACAAGGTAAATCAAGTAATTTAAATTTTCTTATAAGCAAAGGGGCGCATGGGTTTTACCCTGCGACCACGTGCGACCGCACGGATAAGGTGAGTATGCTAAATTTACGTTTTAGCCCATAGAATACACTTTTCTCTATCTTTGTAGGGAAGTTAAATTCTACTCACCAGATTATTTTTTTGTTTCCTGGCTACTATGTCCTATTCTTCATAGGCGGATAAAATAAGACTGCTCTGAATCTTATAAATCTGTCTGGGCCTTACGCTTGGTTCTTTCTCGCTCGTTTACCAAGTACAGCTAGATTTCTCTATGCGCCTGTTTCTCTCGACACCTTATCACTAAGGGCAATTTTCACGTTCCCATTCTTTTCTTATAGAAGCCCATGATCGATCTGTAAAGTGTAACCCATTGATAATACTTAGTACGATATTAGTACAGTACGATTATAGTACTTTGTATCAATTACAATAGCTTATTTACATGGTCAGTTTTGTGCTATAATTAGGTTCTACTAAACGATTGGGGTATTAAATGAAACTAGTTATTTTATTGCTACTTATTTCTTGCGGTAAAAACACCACCCAACGATGCTATTCAAAAGAAGAAGCTCTCAACTATTGCGTCGCCACCAGAATTGCCCAAACTGGTGAATCAAGTTATATGGCTAATGTCTATTGCGCCCCAAAATACCAAACAGACTTTTGCTATTCCCTTGGAGGCATATAATGGAAACTCGATTTATGATCGGTCAGGAAGTAATATTTGAGAAAGACAAGATTTGTTTCATGTTTGAAATCACTGAAATAAAAATAGATCATGAAGGCATTTGGTATGCAGGAGCCGATGAACATGGTCCAGTAGGTTGGTATCTTCAAAAGTTTTTGAGGACATTATGAGCGAAATAATCCGTTGCCCAAATTGCCGTCAAGAGTATGAACTTATTTCAGTATTTAACGATGAAGAAGAAATTGTTGGTCAAACCCGATGCGCTTGTTATAAAAGACTTACAAAAGAAAAGCTAGATAAAGCAATCGAAGAGGTTGCTAAACAATTAGGTATTAAATTAAAAGAGGTAAAAAATGAAAAATCTTTATCAAAAAATCAACGATATTCAAAAGCAAGTAAAATCTGTTCACAAAAGCGGAACAGTTAAAATTAACGAAAAGTCTTCTTATTCTGCCGTCCTTCACGATGATGTGACCGGATTGCTCCATGATCCTATTGCTAATGCTGGTATCGTTGCAATGGCTCGAATGGAAACTTGTGAGCTTGAATCTTTTGAAGTTCAAAAATCGTATAATGGACAAATTACTAGCTCCCGTTCATATATGGTCAAAATATGGGCTTCTGTTACTTTTATGAACAGTGATAACCCAACAGAGCAATTTCAGACACAATGTTTTGCCTACGCAATTGATTCAGGTGATAAAGCCACTGGTAAAGCCTACTCTATGGCTATTAAATACTGTTATCTAAAAACTTTTATGCTGGAATCTTGTGACGATGAAGAATCTAGAGATTATGAAAATTCTTGGAAAAATGAACCAGCTATAAAACAGTGGGAAACAACACATCAAACAGTAAAAGCACCAGTTAAAGAGGTTATGAAACCTACTTTCCAGGTTGAAGGTATTGGCCAACAAAGACCGTTGCAGGGTGCTGCTAGTGACGCACAAAAGAACGCATTGAGAAAAATGGGAATTAAGTTCGAAGAAAATATCACAAAAGACGAAGCATCAAGATTAATCGGTGAAGCGAAAAGGAATTAATATGTTAGGTGTGAATCAGGTTATTTTATTAGGTAAGTGCTACAACACAAA